CCCGGTGGCCCCACAATCATACCCCAGTTCCATGCCAGGAGCTGGGGTTTTCCCAACCCCACAGCTGAAAATATCACCCCCGGCACCTCGTCAGGTAGTGTTAGATAGTGTCAGATAGCGGCAGATTTGGCATGAAAATGGCACAAAAAACGACCAGGAAGGAGGGAAAATTTGAGCCCACTAGGCAGCATTCGCCGGCTCCCATCGAAAAATTATCAAGCCCGATACACCTACCGTGGGGCAAAATACAAAGCCCCAGAAACGTTTAAAACCCGCAGGTCAGCGATAGCTTGGCTAGCGGAAGAGGAGAAGCTAATTGCGTTAGGTGTATGGACACCCCCGAAGCAGCGGGCGGAGGAAGCAGAGAAAGCGGCGCGCCGGGAAGCCAGCACAAAGATCACCCTAGGTGAGTGGCTAATCCAATATTACGAGGGGTTACGGCACGGCATCAGGCCGATAAAAGAGTCCACATTGCAGGACTATTTAAAAGTGGTAAATAATCGGATTTTGCGCCCGCTCCCCCCAAGCGGCGGCGTTGGGGTCGGAACGAAATCTGTGGTCGAGGATTTCGCGGTGACGCCGCTAGCGGGCGTGAATAAAAGTCTAGTACATAAATGGTGGGATAGCATAAACCGCGCCTATCCCACGCCTACAACCAACCAGAAAGCCTATAAACGCCTCCGGGCGGCGCTCAGTGCCGCGGTAGAGCAGGGCCTAATAGATCACAATCCCTGCTATATCAAAGCCGCCGGCGGGCGGATAAACACCAAGGACAAACATCTACCAACTGATGCGGAACTCGCCGCCATCATGGAGCACATGCCAGCCCGCTACCGGGCGCTTACCTCACTGGTGCTTTTCCACGGTCTCAGGATAGGCGAAGCGGTGGCACTCGAACAACGAGATGTTCGGGTAGCTGGGGAGGTGCCGTATGCCCCACAAATCATGGTCACGATCCGGCAAAACGCCCAGCGGCTCGTAGAACAGCGCGCCGGGAGGCCTCACACCTATCTGCTCTGGCAATCCACTAAAACCGCCTCAGGGCGCCGCACAGTGCCCATTATGGGCTCACACACACGGTATTTCCTAAAGCATATGGCCGATTACCCGGCACGCGAGTGCCTGATCCGCACCGAGGAAGGGCCCCGGACCGCCCAGCTCTTTACTAGCACCAGATCCGGCGCGCCGATAATGGACACGAGCTACCGGTCAATCCTCAACCGGGCGGAAGAAAACGCCGGCGTCACCACCGACATCGACCCACACTGTGGCCGAAACTGGCTAATAACTAGACTCGCGGAACAAGGCGCCCACCTGAAAGAAATCGGGAAAATATTAGGTCAAACCGACCTCGAAACCATCACAAACGTCTATATGAAAGTACGTGCCGGGAGAGCTGAAACGCTCATGAATAAGGTCGATTTGAGTCTGGAATACGAAAAATAATCGCCCCAAAAACCCGGCACAAACACCCTGGTAAAACCACATAGAAAGGATTTACCCCCAGAAAATGTCCGGCTTAGAGTCCCGAAAACCCTACCGAATCAGCCTTGATATCACCGTGAAAGAATTCACCCAAGATATCGAAAAACACGTCAAATACGCCCAATACGGATACGAATTCGAAATCTACAAAACCCCCAAAAAACACGAAAACGACATGATTGGATGGCTACTAAATGACGGTGAAACCGTGCTAATCAGCTTCGGAAATACCCAGAAAAAACACACCTTTATGATCCCGATGATTACCGGGCCCGAAAAACACCTAGAAAACAGGGCAGCAAAAGAACTCCAGACGAAAACCGCCGAAAAAATCCGCCGAATCCTACGGGAATTCGGCTGGCTGAAATAAACAAAAACACACTCTATGCCCCGGCGCACCGGGGCATTTTGTTTATTCGATGGGGTCGGTGAATTCTTTGGGGATGATTCCGGCACGTTTTTGTGTGTCCTCTATGATTTTTATCATAGCGTCAGCGAGTTGCCGCGGAGAGGCGGCAGTGAGGTAGGTTTCGACGTCTTTATCCCATTTTTCATCCACGTAGCCATTGTCTATTAGTGCCCTGAGGGGGTGGATGTTATAGACTTCGGCTATTTTAAGGACATTTTCGGCGGACAAGCGACCTTTACGTATTTGGTTATAGAGGGTCCTTTCGGGTATTCCTACTTTCCTGGATAATTCGTTTTGGCTATCTGTGGTGATGGTTCGCAGCCACAGTTGAGGCTGGGGAGTCGGAATATACATAGTACTCAATTTTATTGATACGTCAATCCCGCTGCAATCTTTGCAGTGGTTACTGCCTGCAAATATTGCATAAATCACTGCTAAAGGTTGCATAAATAGGGGTAATCGGCAATACTTGCTTTATGGACGGCAAAAATTGCAGTACTAAAGGGCTGTATAAATATTTGGATCCTGTTGTTTTGGATCAGGCAAAAATAAATTCCGGGGCGAAAACGGAAAAAGAGTTCGCCCAAGCGTTAGGAATCTCCCACGACACGTTGCGGAAATTGCGTAAGAGGGAACGCATGCCCTCCCTCGACACTCTGGTAGCGGTTGCCGATTTGGCAAATTCTCCCTGGGAAAAAGCCATAATTTTCACTGCGGTTCCAACGCCAGTGCCGCTGAGAGTCGGTGATAAATGATGTTTCCACATCCCGAAGAATTCGCCCGCAATTGTATAGATATCATCAGCGTTAAAGATGATTTAGCAGTCATGCTGTACCCGAATAAAAGTATTCGGATTATCACTAAGCAGGGCGAAATTCTTCTCTATCCGCAGGATGTGAAAGTGCTGGGCTGCATATGGGAAATCCATAGGATTGCTGCCGGGCAAAAGGCGGATCAAATATGCAATTTTGACCACCTTCACATCATTATTAACCGCGGGTTTTTAACCATGTGGAGCCTGAAAAATAAGGGCGAAGAAGTCCATTTTCCCCTTGATCTTTTAGGGCGGATCCTTGAAGAGTATGAAAAGCGCTATTTTCGATTTGGCCCAGGTGAAAACCCATGGGGCAAATAGTATTTTATTATTACCCTCGTCAAATAGGGAGGTCAGAGTTCCGCAGGAAGATTTTAGCCAGAGAAAAAATGCGCCTAAAAATACGGAAATTATACGAAAGTAGAGGATATGAGTTCGCAAGTAAGACCACCAGCCCGGGGCCAACTATGGCTTTCAATCGCCCAGGCATCCCACTATATGGGCATTTCGGAATCAACAATTCGAAAACTGATTGATGAAAAACAGCTCAGGGCTAGCTATTTTTCCTCCGATAAAAGAAGGTGTTTGCGAATTAGCACAATTGATATTGATGATTTTGCTAGTAAAAACGCCACGTTTAATTAAGGAGTGAAAATGCTACCCATGTTTATCCCCTGGGATTGCGCGCCGGACAAGCTCTATATGCTCGTGGTTGTGCTGCAAAAACTACAGCTATACGCAGCCCAGGGCTACGATCTCCGAGAAGGAGTCACGGAAGCCATCGCACAAGCCCAGGAGGCACTAATCGACGCAACAGGCGGGAACGTTGAGCTCCCGCAACCAGCGCAATATACCAATCGGGCACGCCCGTTAGTGCAGCAGTAAACACAAGGAGGAAAAGAAATGTCCGACCCCCAAAAGCTCGAAAATATCGAACCTGATACCAAATCTGAAGAGCAAATAATCACCTATCTAGAGGAAGACGCCGGCAAAATCAGGGCGCACGTAGCCGGGCAACTGCTACCAGGCCAAGCAATAATCTACGCACTACTGCTACGAGTAACAGGGCTAAACACCACAGCGGAAAACATCCACGACGGTTGGGCTGCATGGCGGCTACTATGCCGCCCAAATGATCCACACAAAGACCTGATCCCATACGACGACTTAAACCCCGCTACTCAGATCCTCGATGAGCCATACGCAGCAGCTATCCGAGAGGTGGCAGCCAACCAAATTGAGAGCATGCCCTATACCAATTCACGTGGCATACCGGAGCGTCTGGAAGAGCTACCTAAAGAGCTGGTCTTAACGAAAATCCAAGTGCAATTATATTGGATTCAACAACGCCTAAAAATGATTTTACCGGAAGATAACGCAGAAATTAATAACCTCGTATTTAGTGCCCTTGAACAGGCTTATATCCTCTCCAAGGTCTCACTAAACATGCATCAGGAAGGGAAAAATAGGCAAAATGGCTAAAAAAGAATTGTGGGAAATCGAACGGGAAATGCTGCTAAAATTCAATGAATTTACCGGCTTTCTTCTCGGCACATTACCGGACCAAGAAACCCCCGAGGAAATAGTCGATTTCAAACTCACTATGCACCATATCAACCAAGCGGAAATCTACGCCCAGCGGGTGTTTCGCCGCCGAATTGACCCCGAAGCATTCGCCGAACCCGACTACGAAGAAGAGGAAGAAGCATAGTAAATGCCCCGGCGCGCCGGGGAGCCCCGCCCGAGGTGTCAAAGATCGGAAGA